TTCGTATTCATCTTCTTCTTTGAAATCTTGGTCTTCTACATCAATTCCTGTTTCTTCTTCAATTACCTCAGCATCCATATCTTTATCAATTTCGATAAATTCAAGAGGTTCGATAGTTTGAAAATATAAGTTTAATGAAATACCGTTTACTGCAAACATTTCGTCCAAAGCATCAATCAATAATTCTTGATAAGGTTTTATTACTACATTGTCAAATAATAATGAAGCGTTTTTAATTTCATCTGCATTTGATGAGAATCCATTAGATGAGTTTAAACCAATTAAAATAGGCGAAGTTACCCTGTGTGTTACCATTATTTTTTTACCACATTCTTCGCTTAGATATTGATAGTGTGCTGGTGCATCATTTAAAGGTACGTCATCAATAGTTGTTTTACTTTCTGCATCGTTGTTAAAAGCAATTATTACCTTTTCTCCGTAGCTACCAGTAAGTTTATTCATTACATCATTCTTGATGTTAAGTTGTTTTTCACGATCAGGTACACCATTGTTAAAGTTCACTACTTTAGTTCCACTAAAACCGTTCTGACAATCGTTTATTAAATAATCTGCAATTTCTTTTTCTAATGTTGCGTAGCTTATTTGATAGTCAGCTGGTGAGTAGTAGTAGTACCCTGTTACATATCTTCTAACAATAAATATTTCATTTTGTGCGCCTGAACCAAATACTGGAAATCTTTTTAGCTTAGTATTTCTTGTAACTTCTTTCCAATCAGCACTATAATAATATGCTTCTATATCTCCATCTTCATTGCATTTTTCAGCTCTTAACGTTTCCCTTGGAAAATGTGTAATGCTTTTTATTTTATTGCCTTGATACGTTACTTGAAATGCACCTTCACCTAACAGTTTTAAATCTTGACAAACCCTTCTTAAATCTTTCTTTTTCAAGATTGATTTCATATTAGCGTATTCTTCTGGTTTTTTGTGGCTATCAGTAGCATCTAAACCTTTACCATAGATTCTATCTACTATACCGTTTATAACTGCATTGTTAGTAGTTGAATCCATAAACGCATCTATCAAACATTGATAGTAATCGTTATTTTCACCAATGCCGATCCAATCCCTGTTCTTTTCTTCAGTAATTACTGGCCTTTGGTATTCGTTTAATTGTATTAAATGTAAATTATCCATTATGCGTAGATGTATTCATTATTTCCTGTTGACTTTTCAATATAAACATTTTTACTAATTTCAAAAGTAGAAAGTGTTTGATCTGTACAAAATAGCTTGTCTTTAAATATTAAAGTTCCGTCTGTAGTGTTGTTTATCTCTATAGTGTAGAAATTAGCTTCATCAAGAGCTTGTGTTGTGCTATAAGTGTAGTAATACTTAACTAAAGTAAAAGATGCGTTAGAGTCCGTTAAAATGACTTTATTCTGTTCTTCGCTTTTTATCTTTAATTCGTACACTTTAGCTGCATCAATTGTTTCTCTTGGCATAAAATTAAGTAATCTTGTTCCACTTTTAGTAATTATCTGCATTTTTTTTAATTTATTTTAATAAAAAAAGGAGAGAAACAAATAAGTAACTCTCCTTTAGCCAACTAAACTATATATTGAATCACACTAAACTATGAAATTTGTGCCACTATTAACTATTCGTTCCTTGAACTATTGTAAATGTTCCTGACATTCCAGCGAAAGGATTTCCAGCTACTGCACTTTCAATAAATTGTGCTGGTAGTTTTTCCATTCCTGCAAATGTTAACGAATAACCCGAAAAATCACCATACGCTGCACCAGTTGCTATTGAACCACCTGTCACGTCACAACCAAATTCAACACCACACATAACGCAGTTTCCGTTGTTATCTTCTACCACAATATGCGGTCTTCCGTATGAGAGTAATTTAACTTCTTTATTATCTTCTTTACTTAATTTTGGTAAAGATAAAGTTAAAGTTTGCTCAAAGAATGTTGTACCATTATCTCGTGAAGAGTTAATAGCTTGTTCTAATGAGCTTGTCCCTTTAACATCATATTCATAAGCTGAAGCAGTTCCCGTCATATCAGAGATTTCATCACCTGAATTTGTTGTTACTGTTCCTAAGTCACCAAAGTTTACAAAGTAAATTTTAGTTACTCCTCCTATTACATCTTTACAAGGAACCTTTCGTCCCAAACTGATATCACAAGCCATAATTTTTTTTGTTTTTAATTAAGGGGGGTAATTAAACCCCCATTAAAGGTTATTAATTAATTTATATTTTAGGTATAATAAGTTACTTCACCTAAAAGTCCGATTTGTACACCAGCTTTCCATCTTGCAACAAATCTTACATTTTGATCACCTAAAGTGTCAGCAGTATCAATTAATCTCAATTCAGATAAATCTCCAAGAACTCCACATCCGAAGAATAGGTTAGAAATTTGTGTACACATCATTTTGTTAGCTGGCATACCAGGTGCTAAGAAAATTGGAATACCATCAAAAGTAAGTCCACCACCATTATACCATTGAGTCATTTTGTCATCAGTACCAGCACCACCAGTTAATGCAAAACCACCTAATGCTCTAACGTAAGCTTGGAATACACCGTTTCCAACATAAATTCTTAAATCTTCTTTATCTAAGATTGCAGGAGTGTTAGCAGCAACGTGATCAAGAACTTTTCCAAGCTCAGTAATAACGTTTGAAGCAGTAACAGTTGTTCCAACTACAATAGCACCACCAGCTAAATCAGCTATGTTAGCACCAGCAATAGTAGTGAAGCCATCGAACTCACCAGCGTTAGCGTTCACGCCTGCCCAAATGTTAGTTTCTGTCTTAGCAGCAATTTTAGCAATGTACTGTTGTACAATAAAATCAGCAAATGATTTAGGTAAACTTTGGTTTAATACAGAGTAACCCATTTCAGCTGATTGCCAAGATTGTGCGAATGTTTTTTTACATTCAGTTTTATTAACTTGAAACTCTTCTACTTCAAGTATTCTTTCTGTTAGTGTTAATGTTCCTGCATCTGAATAATCACATCCAGCATTTACTATTAAATCATCACCCATTACAGATTTTTGCATTACTTCTTTATAAGCAATGTTTGGTAGAATTGTTACACCACCATTGTCAAGAGTTTTCCCACTCGTAAGGGCAGCAGCAATGTATTTATCTTTAAATTCACCTGCATACGTTGTTGTTAAGCTTGTAGCCATTTTGTTTTTGTTTTTTAGTTATTTAATTTTTCATATATCCTTGACTGTAATGTTTTAGGATAATTAGTTTTATTTAATGTAAACTTAGGTTCATTAGATGCTTCAGGATTGTGTTTAACTGGTTCTGCAACTTCTGCTGAAAGTTCTACTTCTACATTTTCTTTAATTTCTTCTTTTACTTCTTCAGTTAATTCAGATTTAACTTCTTCAGTCATTTCTTCTTTAACATCTTCAGGTGAATCAAGTTTATCAGCTTTTAGATCAGCGATTGCATCTTCAAGGTTTTTAATTCTTTTTTCCATTCCTTCCCAATCGTAAACTGCTGCTTCTTCAGCCATTTCTTCTTTGTCTTCTTTCATATCTTCTTCTTTTGCGGGTACATCATCAGATACGACTCTCATATCTGCAATAATTCCTTCTTCTTCAACTACTAAAAGCTTACCATCTTCGAGTACATACTCACCAACTGGCATTGCAATTCTTTCGTCGTCAGATTTGATGAAGATAGCTTCACCTTTTTTAAATTCTTCTGCTTCAACTACTGTTCCGTTTTGAAGCTTCATCTCAGCTAATTGAACTTCTTTAACTTCTTCAGTTAATTCAATTCCGCCAATAATTGTTTTGATTTTATTTAACATATCATTTGCTTTCATACTATATAAATGTTTTTTAATTGAACTTGTTATACCTTTTTTTTATTTTTTTTAATTACGCTTGAGTTTTACCTATGCCTTGCGCCCTTAAAGAACCGTCACAACATTCAACTTTATAAGTATTGTCTTTACATAAGCAACCACGCCTACCACCCTTTGGTGATGTTCTGCTTTTTTCTCCTGATGTTAGTTTATTATTTCCCATATCTATTTATTTATGTGTTTTTCACAAGGCATATACCAAGTTTTGTTTTTAAATTCGTGAGTGTGGAATCCTTTACACCCTATATTAATTGCCATTTCTTCTGCTTTCGCTTGTGTGCTATAAGCTAAACGATCATCTATTACTGCATAATCTTCATCTATTACCATAGATTCTAAGTTAATTTCATCAAGTTCTTTTAGTTTGCTTAATGACCACCTTAAACCAGCTTTGCCACCCCACAATAAATAGGATATTGTTCCACAAGCTTTAGTATTGCTTTCGTCATAATACGTTTCTGCTCTGCTTAAGTAGCTATACATTCTTTTTATAGTATCTAAACTGATGTTTTCTTTATTAGCTAATTGTTGCGCCCTTACTTTTCCTACTTGTGTAGCACATTTATTATTAACCTTTTTATTTAGTTCTATGCCACGTTTAGCATTGTTACTAAGCGCATCAGGGTAATCATTATAAGTTTCTAATTCAACTCTTTTTTTTTTAAATAGATTTCTAATTTCTTCTATTTTTTGTTTAGCTTCTTCTTCTTTTAAATCTACTTCTTCAACAACTGATTCTACACTTGCTTTTAAATTAGCTTTGTCAGCAAAGTAACCTTCAATACTAAATCCTTTTACTTTGTCTTCTTTAACATAGTCATTCCATACTTCATCGTTGTTTACTTTCATTGATACCATCCAAGTTCCAACAGGCACATCTAAACCATACATTCTGCTTTTATCTTGTTCGCCTTCTACGATCCACGATTCAACAACAGTTAATCCGTTCAATTGCATATTATGTTCTAAGGTTGTATTGTTTTGATTGCCATTCATAAAGAATAACTCACTTGCTTTACGTACTGTATCAGCAGAAAAATAAACGTAGTATTCTTTCTTTTCATCCTTTCTGTAAATTGGTTTGTTAGGTATTAAAGCCGCACCCATTAAGATACGTTTCTCATCATCTACTTTTGCAAATTTGATTTCTTGTGATTTGAAAGCTAAAAAGTTACTTTCTATTGCTGGTGTTGATACAATACTAATTGCGTCTATTCCAGCTTCTTCATTTTCTTCGTCTAATAAAAGTTCTATTATTTCCATTTTGTTTTGTTTTTAAAAAGTTGCTGTTTCTATTATTGCGTTATTTAATTGTTGTGCTGTTGTTACATCTTGTGAAACTACAAATGCTTGTACAGGTGGTTGGTTTCCTAAAGCTCCAGCGATCTGATTGAATCCTGATTGACCTACAACGTTAAAAGCTGGTGGTTGTGATTCTGCTCCTCCACCTAAACTTGGCGATGGTGGTGGTGTTGGCGTTCCTGGACTCTGAAACTTTTGTGCTGCTATTGTAGCAATCTGAGCAGCCGAAGTAATACCAGCAAATGCAAGTGAAGCAATACCAGCTGGATTAGGAACAGGCCCGATAGCTACAGGTGCTTGTGCTAATGAAGCAGTAATAGCTTTACCAGCGTCAATAACTGCCATACCTAATTGAAGTGCTTTATTAAATTTAAATTGTTTTTTTGCCATTGCTTCCTCTTCAGCACTTCCTTTTTCAAGGTTTTTCATTTTATGAGCAAATACTGCATCACCTAAAGCTTGTCCAGCATTTAACGCTTTTGTTGTCATATCTAAACCAGCGTTAATTGAGCTTATTTGTTCTGCTCTATCTTTTTGTCTTAATTCTTCTAAGGACTCATAATATAAAGTTGCAGCACGTTCTTTTTCGCCTAAAGCTTGTATTTCAATATCTCTTACATCTTGTATTATTTGTATTTCTTGTGCGCCTCTAATTTGTAACCTTTCTATGTTATCTGTTGTGTGTTTTATTTGTTGTAGTCCTAAAGCTTTTAATCTTTTTATTTCTTCATTAATTGCTCTAATTTTTCTATTCTTAATTGCTATTTCACGTTCTGTCGTTTCAGGTAATTTTTTTGCTTGTTCTAATAGTTCTTCTTGTATTGCAATTAAACTTCTTGTTTCTTCAATAGTAGTTTCAGTTCCTTCATTTCCTTCTTCAACTATTACTTTATTATCTTCTAAAGTTTGGTTATATTCTTCAGTTGTAATTCCTAACTGTTTTAGTAAGTCATTTCTTAATTGAGTAGTTTCATTTAAATCATCTGTAGCTATTTTTTCAAAAGCTATAGCTTGACCGTAACTGCTCAAAGATTCTTGCAATCGTATTTGAAGGCCTGTATTACCTTCTAATTTACTAATTTCTTCATTTGCTTGAATTAATTGATTTACTATCGGTAAAGTACTATCAATATCAACTTCAACGCCTTGTCGTTTTGCTGCTGCTTGTAATTCTGCAATTTCACCTAATATTTCAGCTTCCATTTTGGCTTTTGTAATCCTTCTGTCTGCTAAATCTTCTGCCGCTTCTTGTATTTCTTCTTCTTGTTGTTGTATTATAATTTTGTTTACAAGTTCTTCATTTACCTTGTTTATTGCAGTTCTTAATTCTTCGGTGCTTACTTTTTCAGCATTTATGTTTTTTAAATAATCTGGGTACTGTTTTTGCAGTTCTTCAATGATTGTTTTTCTCTCACCTTCTGCTTTTTTCAAATCTTCAGTACTTGTTGCAGTATCTTGCATTACTGAATCTAACTTTGCTAATCTGCCTTCATATTCAAATAATTTTACTTGCTGATCTATTAAAGTATCTGATAATTTATTTACAGGGGTTAAGAAATTTAAAAATGCAGTTGCTGCTTGTACTATACTTCTTGCAATAGAATTAAATATGCCTGTGCCATCTTCAATAGATAATAAGAAACCTTCCCAAGCTGAACCAAGTTTTGTAGTATCACCTGTTAAATTATCTAATCTTGTTTCTGCTAATTCTCTTGCTGAACCAGCAGCACCATCAAACGCAATATTTAGTTTATCAATCTTAGGTGCATTGTTTGCTAATGTTAGTAATGATTTAGAACCTACAACACCAACTAAGTCAATAGCAGTATTAAGTTGATTAGAACTATTTTTTACTTTTTCTAATGCTTCATTTAATGGTATTCCTTTTTTGTTTAATTCAATAAATGTTTTACTTAAACCAGTTCCAGCTACTGAACCTTTTAAACCGTTGTCAGCCAATACTGCTAATAAAGAAGTAGTTTCTTCTATGTCTACGTTCATTGCTCTTGCAGTAGGTGCGACAAGCTTTAATGATTCTCTTAATGCATCATAATCAAGTGCAGATTTACTTGTAGATAACGCCATTACATCTACCAACCTTTGAGTTTCAGAAGTTTCTAAACCAAACGCCCTTAATGTAGAACCTGTAATAGAAGCAGCTTCAGATAAACCAACGCCAAGCGAAGCAGCCAAATCAAGTGTAGCACCTGTTGCATCTAATATTTCTTTTGTTGTGAAACCAAGTTTAGCCAACTCTGTCTGCAATCCAACAACTTGCTTTGCAGTAAATTGTGTTGAAGCTCCAAGCTCTTTAGCAGAGTTAGATAGTAAACTCATTTCTTCATCACTTGCACCCAATACTGCTTTTAAACCAGATAATTCTTTTGCAAATGCTGCTCCAGTTTTCATTGCTGAAACAAAGACACCACCAATAGCAGTAATACCACCAACTACTGCGCCAATGCCTAAAGTTTTCATTGATATGCCTAACTTGTCTAATGACTTACCAAACCCTTTGCTTGATTTATTTACATTAGAAACTTCTTTATTAGTAGTACTTAAATCTTTATTTAAATTTTCAACGCTTGTTTGAGCCCCTTTAGTTTCTATGTTTACTTTATAATTTACTTGCTTCATTTTCCATTTTAATTTGATTGAAACCCTCTCTAAATGATAACGCTACTTTATTAATGCCTAAAGCGATATTAATATGTTTATCATATATTTTATTGTCTTTACAAAATTCTAATCCGTCTAATAATTCTTTCATTATGTTGGTTCGTTTAATAATTCAAGTGATGATTCTCCTGTTTGTAGTTTAGTAGTTATTTTATTGATCGTAAAAGCACGGCCATTTACAAAAACTTTATCAGCTAAAGAATACGTTAATAAAAACTTTAAGGGTAGTATTGCTTTGTATTTAAATATTCTTGTTTTAGTGTTGAATACTCTAACTATATAATTTTGATAAAACTTTTCAAATAAGGAATTATTAGTTCCACCATAATCGGTTAATGTGTAACTGTTAATCTCACTACCAAAGTTTAAGTTAAATGCTGGTGCAGTTGAAGCAGTTCCTAATTCATTTGCATTGTGAGGCATCCAATAATTTGTAATATTACTTCGTGTTCCAGCTAATGGCATTCCTGTTTCAACTCTTGTGCTTTGTACAAAATTTATTGATGGTGAAATAGATGTTTGGTAAATACCATAAAATAACAATGGCTTTGGCAACACTTCATTATCAGATTCATTAACGCTTAATCCGTATTGTGCTTGTGTATTATTAGTGCTGCTTAAATCTTGTAATCTTTCATACAGTAAATGACCAAAAGGCACATCAACATTATATTCATTTCTTTTACTTGAATCAGCTACATATTGTAATCTTCCATATCTATTATTATGAATATTACTATAAGCTTGTGCAAGTTTTGTGTTTGGTTCTGGGTATTGAAAATTAACATCAGAAAATGGTAATGCTTCACTTACTGTATTTTCATTTGATTGTATATACTCGCTAATATCGTGAGTAGTGGTTGAATCACTATAAAAATCGTCTAATGTTTTAACTACTATTTCATCACTATTATTTAAAAAAGAAGTTAAATTAAATTGCTTAAATAAAGCTTTAAGAAAATCTAAAATTTTCATTTCAGGTATTTCTTGTGTAGGCAATATTGATGAATCAACAGTTGATGTTGATGCGGCAACTTGCGTGTATTGAGATTGATAAACAGTAGAAGTATTACTTAAAACACCAACAGATATTTTTGAAGTAAAAGTAAATGCAGAAGCAGATGAAACTCTTACAACAATTTCTTTTTTATTTCCTATTGCCATTTGATTACCTATATAATCAAAACCAACTGCAAGGGTTTGCGTTCCTATTCCTGTTAATGTTCCAAGCACATTATCAGTTAAATCATTAACTACTTCTATTGTATATTCTTGGCCTGTAAAACCACCAGCTGGAGTTATTTCAGCACTTATACTAAACCCTGATAAAGTTGTAGTTTTTTCTATTTTATATTTTCCGTTTACAAATAAAGCTTCAGCAGTTGCGCCAAAAAAGGTACAAGAACCGCTTGTTAAATCAGCACAAGTAAAAGTTTCATTAATTACTTTTACAGAATTTGAGCTTACTGCTCCAACCTTTCTATTAAGCCACAAGTATAAAGTACTAAATTCAGTTGAATCAAAAAACTCGCTTGATTTAAAAGTTAGTCCGTATTGTTCTTCTATTGCCTTAATTATTAAAGTTGCTTTTATTGCTGGTTTTAAATCTTCAGGAAATACACCCCTTCTGTTGTAATATGTTCCATCTTCGCCACTTGTGTTATAACTTATATTCCCTTGATTATCAAAATTGCCTGTACTATTGTAAATGTATCTTTGCTCTCTTGAAATTAAAGGGTAAATAATTGCATCTGTATATGTTGTTGAATCTACTGTAATATCTAAACCAGCGTTTAATCCAGCTAATATATTAGTGTTATTATTTACATATGAAAAATTATTTAACCAAGCTAAATCATCTAACTGATCTTCACCAAATGTATTATTTAAGCTAACTGTTTTACCATAGAATGTAACCTTGTAAACACTTGGCTTGTTGTGCTTCATCTTAACTTCCTGTAGTTGTATTTTACCACTTTTAAACGGTTGGTAATTTAGCTCTATTATTGCTTCACTTTGTATGTTGCTATCAAAGCCGTCTATGTCAGGATTATACCAATGTTGAAATAGTTTATTGTTGATCTTAGAAGCTGGTAAACTAAACGTCTGCGAATAGTCAGTAAATACTTTGTCTATATCTCTAACATCTTGAATGACTTGTGTTAACGTTACATTCTCATCACTAAACATATCAACCTTCACATAATCTTGTGAAACGTTATTTCTAAACTGAGGTTTTATATATAAAATTAATTCTTGCATTAATGTACATTATTAATTAAATCAAAAGCATATTCAAAGTTGATAGCGTAGTTTATTAGTTTATCATTTAAACTTGTTTTAAAACTTAGTGAACTATCTGCAACTTTCATTGGATATACTGTACTATCTTTTGTCATCCATACTAAATTGCTAACTAATAATTCTTCAAACGTTACGTTCATTGCTTCATTAACAAAACCAGAATTAATACTTATTGATTCATTAGCATTTATGTCATATGTTTTTTTAGCAGCTTCTGTAGTTGTATAGCTTACATTAACTCGGTCTAATAAATTTCTATTAAAACTGTTTTTAGTAACATTCATATTTTCAGTTGACTTTTTAAAGAACCATAAATCTTGCAATGCACCATTCTTATTAATGAACGTTATTTTAATTGGTGTGTATTTACATTCTTCTACTTCTTCAAGTGTTATAATAGTATCTCCAACTGTTCCAGCTATGTCTATTCTATCAGCAGTACCTGTATATGAAATGTATTGTATTTTTTGGTTTGTATTTCCGTTATCTGTAATTGCAGTTGTTTGAACGTTTGAACCGTTTAATTTAAATGTTACATTAGTTGCTGATTCAGCATTAATAGGCAATACAATGTCTGTACCTTTTTTATATTGCATATAAGAAGCAGTTACTAAATCATCTAAATTTAAAAGGTAATTCGCGCCATTCTTAAACGTACTATAACTATCAAAAGCTAAAAATGTACTTGATGAGGTTGTTACTGCGCTTGATGTTGTATATTGAAAGTCAGCAATCACCCAAAGTGTAGAACCAGCACCAGCATACGATCCAGTAAAAGCGTGGCTGAAGTAATCTTGTACTAATTCGCTTATTTCAAACGTTACACTTGTTTCACTATTAATAGGTTCTTTAGTTAATGTATATTGTGGAGAACCTGGTTTATCTCCAATCACTCCACTAAAGATATATAGCTTTAATTGCGTTGATGTTAATCCAGTTACATTTGCTGGTCTAATATAATACGGTGATCTTGTTTGTATCCTTGTACTCATTCTTCAAATTTTAAATTATCTTCTATAAAACCTTCTGCAATTAAATCTTGGTATTTAGGCCAAGCTGCTTCAAATGGTTTAGTAAAAAACATTGTTGCTCTAATTCCTTTATCGTATATGCTTCTACTAATTAAATATGTAAGTGATTTATCTGTTATAAATCTTCCTGTTTTTTTATCTCTACCTTTAATTCCTTTTTGTTTTATCCATTTAGCTATTCCCTCTCTTAGTCCAAACTTTTTACCAGAACCTGTTCCAAACCTATAAGGTGAATTAGCTGATTGATTATAATAAGCTTCTGTACCTCTTACACCTTGATCTTGAAACACACCATAATTCTCACCTAAGAATGATACCTTAGTTCCTTTTATTGTGTATCCTAAACTTTTATATAATGCACCTGAAGCTTTAACATCTTTTTTAGTTAGATTACTTCTTGACTGCTGAATAACATATTTAGCATATACTTGTAATGCATCTTCAAATTTTCCCATTAGCAATAAGTCATATCTGTATTAGTATTTATTGTAAATGTAATCGCCCAACCAGCTAACATATTTTCAAACCTTTCTGTAAACGGTTCACAGTTTGCATCACCTTCAATTTCAAATTCTTGTCTATATAAATCTGCTTTTTGTAATACTCTCATTATGCGAGTGCCTAAAGCTAATTGAGTATTTAATATATCTTGTCTATTGTCATTACCTAAAAATAAACTTGCATCTTCTGAGTTACTTGAATCTACTAAGTCCATTAAAAATATTGTCATACTTTGTTGCACTATATTATCTGTAATTGTTGCGCTATTAATCATTATATGACACAACGGAAATAAACTTTGCTTTTGTAAATCAATATCAGCTATATCGCCAAATGTAACTTGGTGATTAAACGGTTCAGCACTTACTGCATCTTTAATACTATCTATTACTCTGTAAAAACTATTCATATCTTTTTTAAATATATTGGGGCGTGTTCGCCTAAATCTTCTTGTATAAATTCTTCTAACCAATCTAATGCTTCATCAAAGCTCAAACCTTCATCTTGTATAGATATATCTAAACATTTCCAAAAGTCATATATTGCCCTTGTTGGTTTAGTAGCAGTTACGCCTAACATTGCATCCTCGAAGCCATCAGCAAGAACTATGTATTCATCTTCCATAAACAATTTACGTGTTATTAGTTCTTCTATTATTTCAGCTCTTTGCATTTCTTTTTAATATACTTTCTTCAACCTTTGCTTTATCTTTTTCAAATGACAACATATATAAACATTGATGAAGCTTTAATTTAGTTACTTCTTGAATGTTTCTAATGTTTCCATTACTGAGTCCGTAAAGGGATTGAAACCAACCCCATTTTTGAGAGAAGCTATCATATGTTGTGGCAATTTTACGTCCTTCTGATTCTGTAAATAGTTCACTATATGTTTGAATAATTCGGTCTTTAAATTCCAAAAAAAAACAAGCGCACCCATTGCTACATCTAACGGCATATTCTTCATATTGTATTTACTTGCTGTTTCATAATCTTCTATCAAATACTTTTGTTTTCTTGTAAATGTTACAGGCCTAAATAAAACACCCATTGCTAAATCCATTGTTTCCCATTCTGCTAAATATGTATCAAGATCAATATACTCGCCAAATGACATATCATCTAACTTAGGTATAAAACCAAATTCATTATCATTAAAAGTACATCTATCTTTAAATTTAGGTTTGCTTTCAAATAAAGAGTTTAATGCTATTGTTACTTCATTAATATCTTTAACCCTCATTTTAAGCGCATCTTTTAAATTCGCTTTACAAAATATCTCTATCATCTTCTGTTGATAGAAGTTGTTTATTTCTTGACCTTCAGTTATTTTAACCCAATCTTGATACTGTCCTAAAGTAATTTCACTTAATGATTCTGGTATGTTTAATGTTAGTGCCATATTATATAAATGTTTTTTTTTTGACTTTGTTATATAGAAAATTAATATTAGTAATTAATAATAGTGATATTCACCTTTATTTGGATTTTGTAATTGATAGCTAACTGCATATCTTAAAGCATCAATAGCGTGGTTAAATTTATCTACTGGTGTTTGTGATTTCTTTTCTAACCAACAATAGTTATTTAGTTCTTTAATTAAATCTGTGCTTTCTTCATCTATGATTAAATCATAATCTTGCAGTAAGCTTATTCCGTATGTTATTGATCCTTGACCTTTAATAGCTGCTACTATATTATTGTTTCTTGTTAGCTCAGATATTAATCTTGGTTCTGCTGAATCACCTACTATTAAATTTCTATTAGCAAACTTACTATTTAACGTTGCTATCTCGCTTGTTGTTAACTTAGGTTGGTAGAAACATAGTTTAACATATATTAGTTTATTCTCTTTATCTATATTTGTTTGCACTAAGGTTGTAGGATCATTACTAAATCCGTAATCCTGTCCAAATACATTTTTACCTACTTGCTTAAACTTGCCTATCTTCCAATTAGTAAATATAACGCCCTCTGCTTTTTCTAACCACGCGCCAAGTATAGTATGCTTGTATCTACTTGGCCTACGTTCTTTCATACTTTCAATCTGCTCAATATAGCTTTTACTTAGATTCTCTTTATTATCTAAATAAGTTGTATGGCAATATGTAACATTTTCTTTTACTCCATTCATTCCAGCTTGCACTCCTTTATCTTCAAAGAATCTTTTATAAATCCAATGCTCCTTTGTTGCTGGGTTCATTATCATTATAACTCTGTTTCTTATTCCTTGCTGCCTAACTGACAAATCTATTTTATCAAATATATCTTCATCAACCATTTCTTCAGCTTCATCTATTATCCAAGTAGTAATACCTTGTAATGATTTTAGATTAGCAGTTTGATCTCCTGAACTTGTTTTGATTCCTCTAAATAAAATCTTGCTTCCTGTTTCTTTGCAAATGATTTCATCTTTAGTTATATGGAATAAATGATTGTAATTTAATAAATCAATCTTTTCTTTAAACTCAGGAATAATTGAAATGGCAGCAGACCTCAACGTATATCTTGTAAATAATATCTTATGCCTTTCTTTTGATATTGTAAGCATTAAAGCCAAAGTAGATACTGCAAATGATTTGCCAGAACCTCTGCCGCCTGTATAGATAAAGTATCGTGATGGATTGCTTAGAACTATAAATTTATTGTTTACCATTCTTTTTCATTGCCTCCATTAGTTCATCGAAATCAATGCCAACATCATTAGTATTTAAATCAATAGTTTCTTTTGCAGTTCCATACATTGAATCCATTAACTCCTTATATGCTCTTACATCTCCTTGACGCATTTTTTTAATTAATGCAAGCGTTCCAATATCTTCTTGTGTTAATTCTTCTAAATCTCCTGTTATTGGGTTCTTAGATTTCTCAGTAGCTTCAAGCCACTTCCTTGCTATTGTACTTCTATTCTTACTTCCAACAGGCCTTCCAGCTGGATTGCCTGACTGACCTTTTTTAAAAGGATTTAGATTTTGTTCATTTGCCATAACTCTTACCGTTTATTTTTACTTCTAATTTATCATCTAACTTCATCATCCTATCTATTATTACTTGACAGTATTTAGGGTCAAGTTCCATTCCATAGCATTTACGTTTTAGTTGGTGTGCTGCTACCATTGTTGTTCCGCCTCCTATAAAACAATCGTAAATTATATTTTTTATTTTACTGCTATTTTTGATTGCTCTTTCTGCTAATGGTATTGGTTTTTGTGTTGGATGTAATTTGTTTTTATTGTCATTAGGTAATTCCCATACTGTTTTTTCATCAGTTTGCCCATACCATTTAATGCTTTTTCCTTTTTTATGTCCGTAAATACAAGGTTCATAATTAGGTATGTATTGCGACATAAAAGCACCAAGTCCACTTTTAACCTTATACCAACATATGATTGCTCTAACTTCAATATCTGTTTCATTTAAACCAATAAATGTTTCTGTTGATTTACCACTTGCATACCATATATAATAAGGCGAATAATCTTTAGTAAACAAACAAGATGTGTTTATACTATCCTTAAATAAATTGGATAAATCTTTACCTTGCAAAGTATCATTATTAATACCTTTTCTTTTTTTTTCATTATGTCCACCTTCATAACTAACTCCATAAGGTGGATCAGTAAAAACCATATCAGCTTTCTCTCCATTCATCAACTTTGCTACTTGGTCTGAATCCGTACTATCTCCACACAATAATCTATGCTCTCCAATCTCTATTAAATCACCAAGCACAACATCAACCTTTAAATTATCTGGTTCTATATAATCATCTTCTTCTGCTTCAGCTTCTTCAACTTTAAAATCTACAGGCATATCTAAACCCCACTCATCTAACTTATCCATATCCCATTCATTAGCTATCATATCCCAATCCCACTCACCAAATCCTACATTATCTTTTACTATAAATTCTCTCTGTTGATTCTCTGATAATTCACTTGCTTTGATTACAGGAATTTCTTTTAATCCAGCTTCTTGACAAGCTTTCAATCTCATATTTCCGCCCAGCACAATCATTTCTTCATTAACTACTATTGGCCTTATGTCAAGCATTTTTGGAAACTCTTTTATTGACTTTACAAGCTTATGAAATTTGTTATCCTTGATTAATCTCGGATTGTTCGGATTTCGTTTTATCTTGGATATTTTTATTTTTTCTGTTTTCATATTCCTTTAAATATATTAATAGTTTTTCTTCTGTTTCTTTTTTTGTTTTGTGTTCACTTGTTTTGATTTTCTTCTTCATAGGTTTTGTATAAAGTTTTCATTTGTTGTATTAAATCCCTTACACAAGATCCACAGTTTGATGATTCTTTTTTGGCGTTAAATACTCTATTGAATATTTTTAATAGTTCTTTCTGTTCTATATTAGTTAAGGTGTTTTTATGTTTGCTGAAGAATTCTTTTAAATAGTTGTATTCTTCTTCTATTAAGCATTTAGCATTTTTATATGGAAATAGTTTATTTAGTTTTTCTTTACGTGCTTCGCATCCGCAATCTTCGCCAAGTATAAATTTAGCTACTTTATCTATGCCTGTTGCTTTAGTTATCTTTTCTATGCTATCTCCTAATCCTTTAGATTTCATCTTTTAGTTTTCTTTTAATTTTTTTTTTACACTTACTTATTGTGTTGTGTACTACTACGTGACTTATTTTAGTTGCTTTGCTTAAGCTCCGAATTGTATGAAATTCTTTTCTATATAGATTGAATAGTTTGCGATCAAACCAATAGAATGAGTTTACTATTTCATCTATCTTCTTTTCTATATTGAATTTGTTTATCTCTGGTTGTTTTTCTTCTACTGTATGATTATCTTTTAGTTCTGTTTTTAAGCTTTCTTCTTTTTGTGCTTTTAAGTACATAGTGTACAAAATTTTATTTACATATCCAATATGTGGTTTACTATCTACTATTGCTTTATTTATAATTTCATCTTTTGAACTGTGAATCTTTAAGTACATATCCTGAACAATATCTTCTGCTTGTATGTTTTCATCATTTATTAAAGCGTTAACATTCGCTAACCATTTATTATGGTATTCAGCTAATAATGATAATACTTTGTTTTTATCCACGTTCTTACAAAATTATAAATTTTTTTCATTCCTAAATTCTTGAAGCTCTAATAAAAGATTTATGAAATCATTGAATTCGATAGCTACATAATCTAATTGAAAGTTTTTAGTAAATACTACAAGTGGTGTTTTACCACGTGGTGCATCGTTTCTACTTTGTTCTAATGCTTTCCAAATATTAAGTTTTTCTTGATTCTTACATTCAAAACTATATTCACTTATTATACTATTGTCATCAATGCAAATAATATCGCCTTTAAAATCTAAGCCGCCCGAAAGCGGGGTTCTTGATACTTTAATATTAAATACTTCTTTTAGTTTATTAGCTATTGATAGTTCAAAGCGTTTTCCTTTTAGTTGACTTGATCTTCCTCCCATAGTTTATTCTTTAGTTTGTTTTTGTTCTTCTGCTTTCATTAAATCAATTAGTTCATTAATATATTCGTGTAAATCAGGATTAGAAAATAGTAGTACTGCAATTACACTTAAGTTTTTTTGATTAGGTGCTTTAATCTTAATCTTACTTTTTTCATCCATCATTAATGCACACCACATATGCGCCTTGTTGATTTCTTTAATTACTTCTTTGTTTAAAGCTTTCTTTATTTCTCTATTAGGGTTCATATAGTTTTCTTATTTGTTCGCCAAGTTCTTTATCATTAGGGTACAACTCACAATAGTGTTTAATTATGTTTTGGTTAATCCTTTGATGAGGGTGTGTATAAACACAATCTTTTACTTGACGGTATTTATTTAGATTTGTTTTCAAAATACTTTGAGCATATTGCTATAGCTTGATCACTTTTATATCCTTCTTTAATAACTTCAGGTACACATCTGTACATAAAATCTTTTTTCTTTTCGTTTGGTTTTGGTGTAGGCATAATTTATTTATTTATCGTTTTCATTAAAATACAAATCAATTAATCTTAGTAAAAACATTCCTGTGAGTATTGCTACAAAATGTGAAACAAATAGTAAACAGTATATATAATTCATAACTAAAATTTATTAATTTCTTCTAATTTATTAATTTTTACTTTCAATTTTGCATTATCACGATACGAAATTGCATTATCAAGTTTAAGCTTTCTAAGCATCTTTGTTAAATCTCTAATCTCTTGGCTTAACTCTAATATCAATTCTAAGGTATCTTTAAGCGTTTCTAAGGCCTCCAATTTGCCTTTTGGTACTTTACCCTTATCGCACTCGTGCATTGCTCTTATAATTAAAATATCTAATTTGTTTTTTCTTAGTAATAGTTCTAATTCATCCATAGTTTTAGTTTTTAGTTGTTAGTTTTTAATGCGTTTATTCCTCCTATTGTAAAACCCATTCCTGAGTTGTAATCAAATCTTAAAGGTTCAGATAAATTTGTACATCTACCTCCTGTTTCCTTGTCTTTAATTTTTTCTATTCTTACTTCAGTCATCATCCATAAGTCAGGGTGGTTAAGCAAACGATGTACCGAAATAAAATCATCACATCTGTTTGCAAATACTTGACCGCCTTCCACATCAGATTTTTTACACGGTTGTATGTACCCTTCTAATAAATGTTTTGGTGGGTATACTCTACGCGCTGATTCTGTTTGTGGGTGAGTATTAATATAAACTGTTTTTTTAGTTTCATTACAAAACTGCCTAACATCATTACAGAACTGATAATTACGTTCAAACTGGTTAACGCTTCTGTTATGGTTCATTCCTGTAAATGGATCAATTAAACAATTATCACAACCTGATTCTTTAAATAGTTCAAATAGTTGTTTATGGTCGTATACTTTAGAATTATCAATAAATTTAAAATACTTACTAATCTGATTGTTATTAAATCTTATTTCTTCTTTAGTTAATTCATTTAGTTTTTTACCAGTATACATTTGAATTAAATCTCTAATTAATTGACCAGCTTTATTTTCACCACTCCAAATAATGTGTTTAATCTTATGGTGTTTAGTTAAGCAAAGAAAGTAGTATAATATCCAAGCAGTTTTACCTACGTTATCTAATCCAACTATTACATTAAAATTTCCTTGCTTATACCTAATGTAATTATCTAACTCAGTATTTATTCCTAAACCAAGTTTTATTTTACCTTCTTGAAACTTATATAAATAATCTAATGAATCTTTATTTTCTAAAATCATTTCTTTAAAAGGTTTTTTAATTCATTATCAACTTGTAGATTTGGATCGGTAAATTCTTTTTCCCCTACAACCCCTTTTATCTTTTCTTTTCTTATCTTATCTTTTCTTATCTTAATGCTTGAGTCACCCTCAACCCCCACCCTTGAGCCACCCTCAACCCTCGCTTGGTTTGATGCTCTTAATTCAGCAGATATTAAACCACCTTTTTTACCGTTTTTAACATTGGCTTCGTGCCTTTTTTTACGTTCTTTTAATTGTGAATCTAACCAGCTTATATTAATGTATTCACCATCTGATTTAATTAAACCATTATCTAACAATGAATTGTATAGTTCTTCTGGTATTATTCTTTTTACTTGTTGTGTTTTTAGTTTGCAATCTTGCGCCCAATAAAAGCAACAAGCTTTCATAAATGCGCCTTGTTCTTCAAAGCTTAAAAAGCTTATATTTCCTGTGATCCATTGTGATGGATAGAATTTAAAGTATGGTAGTTCTTTCATAGTTTAGTTAAAATTGTGTTTATAGTTTATTCTTTCGGCTTCAAGTTTATAATATAAAAAACTTTGCATACCATTTATATGTGAGTCAGTAGGAAAATAATATTTCCATCCTTTAGACATTCCGCGATTAATATAATAAAAAAATCCAACTGCTACTTTGCCAGTATTTTTTTTAAAATATACTACTGCCGTATTATCTGAAGTTGGTATGATATCACTAATACTAAACTTTTCATTGTTATAATTACCTTCACGATCTTTTTTAGAATATCTATTAGCAATATGATTTACATATGATTTAAGTTCTTTGGCTATTTCTTTATTCATAGTATGCTTGATGTTTTTCTTTATATTGTTCGTAAAATAGTTTTTCTAAGTCGCTTAGTGATTCCCAAGTATATAACCTATCAAAAGTAATAGAATCGCCCTTAGGCAA